CAACATGAAGCTTGGATTTTAGGCCGTCCTGTAAGACCTGCGAAAAGTTTATGCCGGCTCCCTCGGCGAGGTTATTGAGCCACGACGGGATAGTAACATTTTTGCGCACTGTGCGAAGGTCGTTCGCGCGGCGGTATGCAGCGAAGTCGATATCAACGAGAGTTGCGATTTCGTTTTCGCCGTGAGCGGGAAACTCACTGGAAGCGACAGGGATTGCGCGCCCGGCATCCTCCTCACAGATACCCCAAAGGCCGATTGCATCACGGGCCATTTCGATGGCATCGGGAATATCTTTTCCCTCGGTGTTGATATTCAAATCGGGAACGCTGACTACATAGCCGTTTTTATCGGGGGTGAGAATGATTGGAAAAACTGCTTTCATGGTAAATTACCCCTTTCTATATTTTAGGCCGGGGGCTTATTTCAGCCC